CCAGCGACGCCAGTGCCCGCGTTGTTGCCGTTGCCGCCTGAGCCTGCTGTCCCGCCGCGACCAGAGCCCACGCCTGTTGCAGGCGGCAGCGCGATGCCAAGCGCGCTTAGGAACTCGTCGCCTGGCATGCTGTTCGAGCCGCCAGCGCCAGCGCCACCACCGCCGCGCGTTCCGTCAGCTACGCCTACCGCGCCGTTCGAGTTCAACGTAGGAGCGACCGCGTACATGGTCCGCGGTGCGACAGTGCGGGCTGCTGCGTTGGTTCCAGGTAGACCGTTGACGCTTGTGCCACCAGCGCCAGCAGATGACTGGACTCCGCCCATTGTATTCGTTGTGAACGGCCAGCAAAGCGAGGTGTTCACCACGCCTCCGCTGCCGCCTGTGGCGCTGCCGCCGTTCGCAGTAGAGCCGCCCGCGCCGCCGTTGCCGATCGTCGGAGAAGTAGTGTTATTGGCTGCAACGCGCAGCAGCGCCGCGCCACCGCTTACGGCGATCGATGTCTCTCCCCCAGGCAAGCCGGCGGTCCCAGCAGGCGACGCAGTGCCGACGGCGCCAGCAGCAGCGCCCGCGCCACCAGTTCCACCGGCGCCGATCGTGATGTCGAGCGACGTCCCGCCTGCCACTGCAAGAGGAAAACGTTCAAGCGAGCACGAGCCGCCTGCAGCGCCTGCGCCACCGCCGCCACCACCGCCAAGGTTGACTCCGTTAGGGCCGCCTGCACCACCAGCGCCGCCGCCGCCGCCCCCCGCACCGGGCCTTGCCCACGCGCCGACTACGCGCATGTTTGTCGGCACCAAGTAGTTGAGCGTCGTCGCCGTGAACGGAACCTGAATCATCGTTGCGCCTCCTGAAGCTCCGCCACCGCCAACGCCGCCGCCAGCTGCATCGTCTGCTGTTGCCTGTGCGTTCGATCCCGCGGCATAGACAGTCACGTGGACGATCGCGCCGCTCGTGTTCTGAAGCTCGATCTGGTTGAACGGCGTGAACGCCGGCAGCACGAACACGCCTGTGTAGTTCGCAACTAGACCTGTCAGACCAGGGACGACTACGTTCGACGGCAGCAGCGTGTCTGTGTCGCTCGCAGGCGGTGTGATCTGACCGCGTGCGCGCAGCGTCAGCGACACAGGCGGTCCGCCTGTAAGCGTGACGCGCAGCTCGAACGCTGTCGCAGGTGTTGCAGTGTTCTTGAACACGTTGCCGCGCACCGTTGCGCCTGGAGCAACGTCGGCGTCGAACACTGTGATCGAGCCCGTGCCAATGCTGATGCTGTTCATGTTTACTCGTCCTCGCTCGGGTCGATGTCCTGCACTTCGTCAACGTCGAGTTCTGAAACTATTAGGTGCGCCGTCACGACAGTGCCGTGCTCGTGCGCGTCTGCGACTGCATCGACAATCAAGTCGTCTGATGCATCGACGAGAGGCGGGTCGGGCAAGCGGTCGAGGATCGGCGCCTGTATCTCACACACCACGCGCATCGTTGCGCCGTGCCTGCGCTCAGAGCGCTTCGTCTCCCAGCCTACTGAGCGGATGTAAAACGTGCCGAACGCAGCGTGATAGAGCGCGCGGTACCACGCGTCGTGCAGCTGCCTGACGATGTGATACTGGACCTGTTCGTTCTCGGGATCGCTCGGGTCCTGCGCTGTGAAGTAGACCGTAAACAGCTCGTTGAGCATGCCTAGCGCGCGTGGGTTTCCTCCCGGATTGCGAGGCGCAGCGATAAGACCTGCGCTGTTAGACGGGTCGCCAGGGACCCACGCAATACGCGGCCCGAACGGATGGATGGTCGGCACGCGCCAGCCGAACTCGTTGACTGCATGAATGCTGTCAGCAGCAAACTGCGACGTCACCGAGTTGAACAGGTACTCCATTGCAAGCGTGCTCACTGCTGCACCGCTTCGTTGAACGCCTGATAGAGCACTTTGCGCAGGTCGTTCGCCATTGCTTTAGGCAGACCGCGCTCCGGGATGATGCCGCGCTTCAGACCGCCCTTCACGCGGCCCTTGTGATGGCGCGCTTCAGGTCCTTTTAGGATCACGTAGATGGTGCGGATCTGACGCTCGCGAACACCGCTAACGTAGATGACTGACAGCGCGTTCGCTGCGTGACGCAGCGGCTGCTGGCCCTGCTTCGTGGGTTTCCACGGCTCGCCGTAAGAGCTTGTGCCCGCAGTGATTGTGCGCTCGATGTTCGTGCGCACTGCCTTCGTCAGCGCAGGCATCGCCTCACCGATCAGGTTCTCTAACGCGTTGCAGGTCGCAATCATGGCGTCAAGCGCTTCAGTGGCTGCGCTCATGAGAACGAGCCTCCGCGGTTGCCGTCCTCGTTGCGGCCGGCTTGCTCCTGCACGTCCATCCACACGTAGGGAGACTGCTCGCTGTACGACTGTGGACCGCCGCGCACCACGCCTGACGCGTCAGGGATGAGGTCCTGCAGCAGAGGCAACTCGAACAGACCTGTGTCACTGTTCGCTGCTTCGAGAATCTCTTTGAGCGCCTCGTCGTGCTGCGCTTTGTACTCGGCTGCCTCGCTGTCGAGACTGTTTACGCCGCGCTTCAAGTAGGCGCGCCACGACACGATGTGCGCGAGCCACTCCTGCACGACAGTCGGATACGGCGCAACGAACGGCGCTGCGTAGCGCTTCGCGAGACGTGCGTCGATGCGCGAGCTGACAGAGGTCAGCTGCATCGCGAGCCAGCCTGGAGAGCGCGACTCCACCTCGTCAATCACGTTGACAGGACAGAGCGTCAGCAGACGGAACTCGATGTTGGTGAGATAGACCGACACAGCACTCTCCCGAGAACGCAACGACACAACGGCGCAGCGGGGAGCTGCAGTTAGAGCGCTCCCCGCTGCGGCGCGAAGCTAGGACGCGTTGACCTTGAACAGCAGGTACGGGTGCCCGTTCAGGATCGAGTTACGACCCTCGGTCATCCACTGATACTCGCGGATGCGCGCAAGCTGCGCGTCGTTCTGCGGGCCGTAGTAGAGCACCGAGAACGGCTCGCGCTGGATGTATGAGAACGCGCCCATTTGGTTGGTCGTGATCTCTTCCATCGCCAAGTAGTAAGACGTGTCAGACCCGCCGAACGCAGAGCCAAGCTCTGCAGCTTCGATCGGCTGACCGAGGCCGAAGTTCCGAATGAGCGCCTCGACGTCGCCCGAGCCACCAGCGTTGGTGCCAGCCATCTGCGCGATGAACTTCGCGTTGGTGATCTGCTGCGCGCGCGCTGCAAGCGCAGGCGGCACGATGATGTCTGCGAGACGCAGAAAACGCGGGTCCTCTCCGTTCGGCATTTTGATAGCCGCGATGTACGCAATGGCCTTCGCGATGTTGGCCACTGCGACCTCGACGGTCACGCTGCTGTCGATCGGGAGCGCACCGGGATAAATGCCCGACGCGGCGCCTGTGAAGATGTTCTGGAACGTGCCGGCAGCCGTATTGAACGGGTTTACCGGGTGCGCAGCGCTGAAGAAATTCTGCCCGTCGTACGTAGGACCGTTGGCCAGAATCTGCTGCGCCAGCATCTTTTGCGGCCAGTAGGCGGCGTACGCGCCCATTTGGCGACTCCAGTGGGTGGCGTAGTCGATGCCGTTGCCGTCCACGTCCTCGAACTGCTCTTTCTTGATTTTGAGACCAGCGGCGGCGTTCAAGTGCTCGACCTCGGTGGTCGTGGACACGATGTCCTCGAACTCCAAGTTGCCGCCCTTGTTCGTGCGCTGGATGCGCGCGGTGTCGAGCAGCCACGAGACGCGCTCACGCTTCGCACCGCTCGGCGGGCCGAGCTTACAAATGCGGTTCCACCAGAGCTTGCTGGTGAGGCGGTCGTATTCCTGCGCGGTGATGACGCGCATGTTCGACTCTAAGTCGAACAGAAATGAAGGGATGATCGCAGGCATTGTTGTGTCCTCTAAACTGTTAGGTGAGTGGTTGCGTCCGACCTGCGGTCAGAAGGTTTTTTGTCCGAAGAGGACGAGCACGCCCTTAGCGGCGACGACGTCCATGACCATGCCGGCGATGCTGCGGCTGGTGGAGAGGATCGAGACTGTGACTGCGTCCTTGAGGTAACAGAGCTTGCCGCGGTCGGCGGCGAGCACGGGGTTCGTGCCGTCGTTGTCCCACCACGTCATCTGCAGCTCACGGTGCAGCTTTACCTGCACGCGCTTCACGCCGTCGCCGGTCATCGACTCGGCCCAGATCCCGATCGGGATGAGCCCCGTCGCGGATTTTGCGTTCACGACAACGCCGCTGTTGGCAGTGTCGAACACTGCAAGCTTGCCCTTTTCGACCACTTCAGCGTTCGCAAGTACGAACGCGTAGTAGCCCCAGTGCGCCTCAGTCACCATTCGCTCGGTCATAGTCAGTCACCTGTGAGTGTGGAGAATCTTACTGTTAGGTCTAACTGTTAGACCGTGGGGTAGGCACCGAGCGACAGCTTGTAGTCGGTGGAGATAGTGCCGGGCTTGTCGGAGTGCAGGCCCATGCGTGCGTCGAGCGCCGCCTTCTCTGCAGCCGGCAAGTGCGACTCGCCGTTCTGTTGACCCTTGCCCTGCGTGGGCTTGCCCGTCTGCGCGACGCGCGGGTTCGTGAGCCCGCCGGCGGATGGCTTCAGCGCAGGCAGGCTGGCGATGTGCTCGCGCACAAGTGCAAGCGGCGCGCGCTCGAGCACAGCAACCATGTCGGCTGCCATGTCGGGGCGAGACGCGATCAGCTTGGTGCGCTCTGCGTCTGCATCGCGCTTGGCCAGCTCGGCCTTGAGCTGCGACACCTCTGCAAGCGCCTTGAGCGCAGTGCGCGACGTAGCAGCAGCTGCAGACTTGTCGTCGTCAGCGCTGGAGGCCGCGAGCGCTGCGTCAGCCGCGGCAGACGCAGCAGCAGCTGCAGCAGCGTCGTCCTCCTTGGGCGGGTCTGCAGGCTTGTCCTCGTCGGACTTGTCGTCGTCCCCAGGCCCGCTCTCGTCCATCGCAGCAAGCGCGCGCTTCGCTGCAGCAGCGTTCGGGTCGTCGCCCTCAGCCGCATCGGCCAACATCGCCTTGACCTCTTCGTAGCTCATCTTTGCTTTCTTCCCAGCCATGTCCGTGCCTCCGCTCGCGACCATGGCGAGCACTGTTGTTAGGGGTCCCACCGCATCGGCGAGCCCTGCACGGACTGCCGCTTCGCCGAGGAACGTGCGCGCTTGCAGCTGCGCGACCGCCAACGGCTTCAATCCACGTCCCTCTGCAACCAGGTCGAAGAACACGTCAGCCATCGAGTTCACGATGGTCTGACTGTTCGCCAGCTCGGCGTCAGTGATTGGGAGCTCGGGGTGCCCGTCACCCTTGCGCGCGCCGCTCATCACGAGCGCCACGCGAATGCCGCGCTGCGCGTTCATCTCGCTGATGTCCTCGCGCATCGAGAGCACGCCGATAGAGCCCACGATCGCCGTCAGCGAGATGGTGATCGACTGCGCCTGTGACGCGATCGCGTACGCAGCGCTCGCGCACTCGCCTTCGACATACGCGTGATACTGCTTACCTGCGGCGTCGCACGCGGCGCGGATGGCTGCAGCTGCATCGAAGCACCCTGTAACGTCGCCGCCCGGGGAGTCGAAGCGCAGGATGACTGCCTTGCACGGCCCTGCGCACGCCTCTGCGACGCGCGCCTGCAGGGCCTCGTAGGAGTCGCACCAGTAGTCGGCGTGCGCCACGAGAGGGCCGCGCACGTCCACGATGGCGCAATCGCCGATCTCAGTGTTGGCAGGACCGTTGGCCTCGTCGTCCACGAGGAAAGATTCGAAGAGCGCGCGCGGGTTGATTGCTAGCAATCCGCGCCGCTCGTAGCGGCGTGCACTGATGGTCATACGGCCTCTTTGATGGGCGCTGCAGGCGCTGTAAGGGGCGCAAGCGCCGTAGCAGGCGCAGCTGCAGGCTGCGGCGCAGGGTTAGGCGTAGAGGACACTAGGCGCAGCTGCGGTGTGCCCTGATCGGGCTTCCCGTCGCCGTCGCCGTCACCGAGCACAGGCACTGCAAAGCGAGACGCGAGCAGTGCAACGTCGAGCGTGATGCCGTAGGGCGCAAGCGCCTCCCCGAGTGTGACGATTGCGGTCGCAACGCCAGTGAGCGCAGTCGCCTCTTGGTTGCGATCTTTCGGCGGCGTTACGTCGAACTCGAACGAGCAAGGCTTGCCGAGGATGGCTGCTTCGCCCCAGCGAATCGCCACGTACACAGGAATGCCCTGCGTGTTGATGGTGTACGCAAGCCCATCGCCGGTGTCCTTGATGAGATCGGCGCGGATGGTCTTGTGAATGTCGCTGTTCTGAAACCCTGCGCCGCCATCCGTCGTAACCGTCTGTCCTGCGATAGCGATCACGTACTCGGTGTTTTGCTGCGCGATCGTCTCGTTGAAAGACTCCCAGCCGCGACCGTTCGATTCGATCAGCTTGACTTCGTAGCCGGGAGTCACGCCGAAAACCGTGTTGACGCCCCAGGCCATGACCTGTTGCCAAAACGCTTGTTTTTGAGGCTCAGCGGCACCCTGCGGCGCCATCGCTACGCGCGCTGGATTGGCAAGCTTGCCCTCCCAGTTGTCGCGATGCATGCCTGCGTGTTCTTTGCGAACGTACGCCTTGCCGACTGCGCGCCACAGGCCGTTCTGCCACGGCGCAATGCGCCCGCCTGGAACGTGCAGCACCCAGCGACCGTCGCCCGGTGTGATGGGCAAGCGCCCTACGGTGCTGTTGTAATACCAGCGATCTTCGAACCACTGGTACTGCAGGAACTGCGGGTCAAGGCGCACCATCACTGGGTGGTCGCGGCCCTCTACAGGCACAAGCTCTGCAACGCCAACACCTAACAGCAGACCGTCAGCAGCGAGCAATGCAAGCTCGCTCGGCGGGAACATCTCATCGAACACGCTGCGCACGTCCTCGTGCCCGAGCTCGAGCGCAGCGACTACGTCAGCGTCGCCGCGGAAGCGCTTTGGCAGTCTGACAAGACCGCCAGTGCGCGTAGAGAGAACACCTGCAAGGTGCCCGTCTTTGCGCGCTGCAGACATAAGACGACCTGCAGCGCTCAAGTCACCGATGTCTGCTAAGCGCTCTGCTGACTCAACGTCTGATAGGTACCAGCGAGTCTGCGTGCGCCCCGGCTGCACCAGCTGACCGCCCAGATTCTCACGCAGCTGGATGACTTGCGGAGAGTCTAAGTCGGCAGCGCCGACAGTCGTCTCGCGCGCGCGCCTGTAGGTTGAGAGTCCGAGCAGGATGTCGCGAGCTGACTCGCCAATCGTCTGCAGCGTCGTTCTTGCCACGCCGCACTAGTGACACAACTCAACGGTGCTTGTGGCGGTTCAGAGCGTCGCCAAAACTCGACACATTCAGCGTATCCCAGGCGTCGTAGGGGATTCGATAGTTAGACTCTAACAGTAGGCGCGCACCGGGACTCGGCTTGCTTAGACCGTTGAGCCACTCGGACACACGCTGCTGCCTAACGTTGCAGCGCGCTGCTACGTCGCGCCCGGTCGTGACCTGCAACACTGCGAGCAGCAAGTGCCGCCCGCGACTCAGCCCTGTGGTCGCCATGTGTTCTCCGCACTGTATGGGTCGAGCTTGTGCTCCTGCTCGAACGGGTCGTCTTGGATGTGGCCTTGCGCTTGGTGCTCGCGTAGCGAGAGCGGCTCCCAGGCCGAGAGTGCTAGGGCATCGTAACGGTCAGGCGATCGGCCAATCAGCTTTTTGATTTTGTCTTTGCCGATGAGCTTGAGGCGACCGTTCGGGGCGGTCAGCCACTCTAAGCAGTGCAGCTCTGCAGCAAGGCGCGTGTCCTCTACGATCGCGCCGCCGTCGCGAAACCACGACTCTAGGTTCGCTGCAAGCTCGTCGCGCATGCGGTCGTAGATGGTCGGGTTACGCTGCGCGCGATCGGACGAGCGGATGCCTACCAGCTCGAACGCATGCGGGTTCTGCTCTAAGTAGTCGCCTAGCAGTCTGTAGAGCGGCGTGCCGATGGGGCCTTCGCGATCGACCACAACGACGGGCACCTCGCGCGGGAGGCGGAGCTCCGTCAGAAGTTTGAGGAGATGACTGCGATGGCCCTCTGCGTTCAAACCGCGCGCAGGCTTGAAGCCGAGCAGCTTCATGCCGCGACGCGGCGCGAACATAGACTCGTCGCCCTTGCCAGATTCGCCTGCTGGGTCGAGCCCTACGTGCAAGCGACCTGCAGGTGGCGTCACACCCCAGCGCGCTTCTGCCTGCCCGATTGCGTGCACTGAGAAGATGCGACCCTCTTCGTGGATGGCGTGCTCGCCCTTGATGCGCACTTTGTAGAGTGGACTGTCCTCGCCCCACTCGATTTTCTTCTCCTCGATCCACTCTCGCGTCGCGAGTCCTGGGATGAGCACTTCGCCGCTGATGACGTTCGGTGTCTCCTCAGAGGACACACGCATCGTGTGATAGTAGTTGGCCTTGCTCGTGAACGCCTCGAAGAACTCGCCCTCGTTCTTCGTGCCGTTAGAGAACATGACGATGCGTGCGCCGCCCGCGCGGTTGCCCTCGATCGCTTCGAAGATGTCGTCACCGACGCCTGACGCTTCATCGACGATGTAGAGCAGGTTGCGTCCTGAGATACCTGCGACGGCCTCTGCCTCGCGCGCAGTAAAGCCGACGATCTCTCTGAAGTCAGGCGCCTTCAAGCCAGTGCGCGCCAGCTCGCCCTGCTCGCCCTCTATGAGCGCGCTATGCGGGCACGGGCGCGGGATGCGCAGGCCTTCAGGGTCGGCCTCTTTACAGGCGCAGCAACGCCCTGAGCGCGCGCGCATCATGCGTAGCTCGCGCCAGAGAATCTGATCGACCTGGCGCGAGGTGGTGCTCGTCATCACGACGCGCGCGTCCTGAAACGAGCAGTAAAACCAGAGCGCAATGCCTGCAGCAGAGTGCGACTTGCTGACCTTGTGACCGCTGCAGATAGCAACGCGCTTGTGGTCGCGCACTGCGTTGATGATGTCTACTTGGCGCGACCACGGCTCGACGCCGAGCACTTCGCGAAAGAACTCGACTGGCTTGTCGCGATACTCCTCGCTCGGGAAGCGCAGGCCTGTGTGGTGCACCAGCTCTGCCCGGATGCGCAGCGCCAGGCTCGACGCCATGTAGCTGCGCTCCGGGTGCACGGTGTTGCTGCGTATGCCGCCGCGTGGGCGACCGACGCGACGCTCTGCAATCTCGAACGCTGCAGAGGTGGTCACGGGATGAGATTCTCCCCAGTTACGTCGTGCCAGACGATGTCGAGCATTGTGTAGACGTCGGTCTGCGCGCCCATGACGCTCATGTACCAAGCGGTGATATCCCACGCGTCGACGGGGTCGGCGCCTGCGAGCGTAAGCTGGTCAACTGCGTAGAGCGCAGCTGCGTAGGGGAGGCTAAACCAACAGTCGATCTGACAGTCGATCACAGCTTGCTCCAGCACTGGCACGGGTAGCCTGCAGTCAGGCGACCGCAGCGCGTGCAGACAAACGTCACCTGATGAACAGCTGGCTCAGCAGCACTACAAGCACAAGTATCGCTACAGCCCAGCCCACTGCGCTGACTGCAGTGTTCGGATGGTCGTCGATGCGCATCACCCACGCGTGTGCGAACAGGGCAAGCGCGAGCAGGAACTGCGGTTCGAGATGAGGTACGTGCATTGTGTCCTTTGTTAGTCATGCGTTGAGTCGCTCCAGCGCGTCAGCTACTGCACGCGCTGCGTCAGGGAATGGGGCAAGCACGCGCGCAAGCTCGTTGCGTACGCGCAACCAGGCTGGGTGCTCTCTTACGTAGCGGTCCTCTGACAGCTCTGCGCGCAGCTCTAAGTCTGAGCGCAGCTTCAGGATACGTGCCTCTGCATCGACAAGCTTGGAGCGCTCTCCTGGCAGGAGGTTGGGCTGGTTGCGGTCGCGCCGGATGACGAGAAGCAAGTCTAGGCACTCGTCCAGCGATGACTGCACAGGCAGCTCGTCGAGCTGCGCCTCGTCGGCCTTGTCCTCTGTAGGGCGACGCAGCCATGCCTGTATCGGGATGCCGAGCGCGACCTGCATCTGAGCGCGCACCTCGGGGCCTGGCACTGACACGCCGTTGCGCCACTTGAGAACCGTCTGCGGGCTCTTTACGCCTACAGCCTGCCCGATCGCGAGCAGGCTGCCTGATACGTGCAGCAGCATGCGCTGGCCCTCTGAGCGCAGCACAGGCGCAGAAGCTTGCGGCACTGCGTGAGGCTTCGGGGCCGCTTTGTTCATTGCACGTTCAACCAGGGGCTATGCACCTCTGTCTTGTCTGCGTCGTCTGCAGCTCCTAGCGGCAGCTGGTCGTCGACGTTGTCCTGCATCTGGCGCTTGCCGTAGAGCTTCGGGAACTTGCGCTCAAGGTTCCAGGCGGCTGCCTTCCAGTCGCCAGGTATCTTGCCCACAGCTGCAGCGCTGATGACTGTCTGGTTGCGTACGGCGTCGTCAGCGCGCGCGCGATCAACGTCGATCGCAAACTGCACGTACGGCTCGACGCCTTCCCGCCCGAGCCCAACCCACTTGAGCAGAGACGTCATCGACACGCCGGCAGCGTTCGCTGCGTGCACCTGATACGCGCCGTTCTGCAGGTGCTTGACGATTTTCTTATGTACCTCAGGCGTATATGCAGACTTCCAGCGCGTTGATTTTTTCGATCCCATATCTCTCTTGCGTCCTTCTCCGCGAGCCTAGTTTTTTCGGGCTTCCACTGTTCTGGCTGGGCAAAAACTACGCCTAAGTTTCTTCTGAGTGACCCTCGTCGTTAGCGTTCCCTACACTGTTAGACGGGGGGTCAGGCTGCACCA